AAAGGGTCATGGACTACGCAAGGAAGATGGTGGAGATTACGAGATCCTTTGGGGCCGTCAAGGCGTCGTCTTTGGCGACTATCCAGGCGGCAAGGTATCTAAACCCGGTCAATATCTTCTAAAAGGCGATCTCGCTGACATTCCTACAGCTCCAGACTGGTTGCTGGCAGAGATGAAACAGCCGCCCCGCACCATCAACAAAAAAGATCTGGACTTCACTGATCGCACTCAAGACGAGATTCAGCAAATCATCTTTGAATGCCTTTCAGTGATCTCGCCCCAAGGGAAAGGCACTCGTGATCACTGGATAAAAATCGGAATGGCAATTCATTCTGCTTTGCCTACCGATATGGGCCTTCATCTCTGGGCTAGCTGGTCCTGTGAAGACCCTGATTACGCCTCTGAATGGGAAGACTCCAATCCTTGTGAAGAGGTCTGGTATTCCTTCAAAGGCAATGGTGTTGGCCTGGGCAGCTTGATCTGGTTGGCAGACAGGGAGGATCCAGACCGGAAACGATTTTCAGAAGACACTAAAAAGATCGTTCAATCTGCGGAAGCCAAAGTTGTAACTGAGATTCGGCAGGCAACTCTCGATTTTGATGAGGTCATCCGCCGTGCCAAAAATATCCTCGAACTCGATAACCCCGCTGAGGTCAATTACAAGCTAAATACCCTTGCTCTTCAGGCTGGCTACCGCGATCAAACTGCTCTCGAAAAGCTGATCGTTGACCAGCTTTCATTTGAAGAGGCCAAAGACATTATGAGCATCAAAGAGTTGATGGAAACTGAAACCGAACGTGAATACCTCATCCCTGATGTACTGCCTTATCCCTCTGTCGTCTTGATATATGGCGCTGGTGGTGACGGTAAGTCGATGTCTGCTTGGGCTCTTGCTAAGCACATCGCAACTGGCAAGCCTTTCGTCGTTCGTGGCAATCACGTTCCAGTACAACAGGGTCCTGTTGTCCTGCTGAATGGTGATCAGCCTCTCGTTCAGCTCAAGGAACAGCTGCAAGAGGTGGACTTTCCCATCACTAAAGACAGCATGATCCAGACGGACTGGCAGCTTCAGCGATATGCCCAGTTCATCAAGTTGATGAAAAAACATCAGCCAAAGCTGGTGGTTATTGACTCCCTTATTGGTTGCTCTGGTGGTCGAGCCTTTGACGAGAACAAATCCGACTTCGCCACACCGCTTTATTGGCTGACCAAGAACAACGGCGTTCTCTTTCCTAAGGCCACCATCCTTATCGTTCACCACGCCAACAAGAATGGTGGTTTTCGTGGCACCTCAGCCATCCGTGACGCTGTTGATGAGACCTGGGCGCTCCGTAAGCCCACTGACGAGGAACGTGGCGTTGTAGGCGCTCACAGCCGCCTTATCACTATCGAAAAGTCACGTTCTGGACGGATGGGCACTCAGCTCGTCATGCAGATGCAAGATG